AAGTTTGTAAAAATTGTAGTAATTAAAAAAACTGACCTATTTACATTTGACCAATTTGTTGATAAAATACAATCACGTCCTATTCATGAACTTAAGATCGCCGAGAACTTTAATGAGTTTATCGGGGATAATGTAGAGGATGATGGTATTCAGATCGAAGAAACGGAGAATCTTCTGGACTCCTATGTAGATGGTGTGGATACGGATCTAGATAAAGGTCGTATAAAATTGAGTATGAGAACGTTGTTAACAGAAGCACAGGCTCTTGAAATTGCATGATTACTTTTAGAACCCTTAGATGGCGTAACTTTTTATCGACTGGTAATAATTGGACTGAAGTCGATCTAAAGTCAACGAAATCAACCCTTATAATTGGACATAATGGAGCGGGTAAGTCAACAATGCTTGACGCTCTTTCATTTGCTCTATTCGGTAAGCCCCACCGCAATATTAATAAGCCTCAACTAGTAAACACTATTAACAATAAAGATTGTAGAGTAGAGGTAAGCTTTACTGTGGGAAAGACTGAGTTTAAGATTGTTCGTGGTCTTAAACCTCAAAAGTTTGAAATCTGGAAAAACGATAAGCTTATTAATCAGGATTCTCATTCAAGAGAGTATCAAAAAGTCCTAGAACAGAACATCCTGAAAATGACACATAAGTCTTTTCACCAGATCGTAGTTCTTGGTAGTTCGTCTTTTATTCCCTTTATGCAGCTCTCTGCAAAACATCGTAGAGACGTAATTGAGGATCTTTTAGATATCAATGTATTTTCTAAAATGAATATTCTCATTAAAGAGAAACAATCGACTCTGAAAGAAAAGCTAAAAGATATAACTTATCAATTAGACCTAAATCAAAATCGTATTGATACACAGAACAAATATATTCGCGATATTAATGCGATGAATGAGGAAGAGATCAACGAAAAAAGATCCCAGATCCGATCAGTAGAAGAAGAGATTCGATCTCTCCAAGAATGGAATTCTAAGGCAAGTGGCTCAATCGAAAGTAAGACTGTAGAGGTTTCTACCAGACTAAAAGAGGCGAATGATCAAAAGCAAGCAATCTTAAACTATCGTTCTAATTTCAATATGAAGATGCAGAATCTTGTTAAAGATGCTAAGTTCTATGAAAACAATACATCGTGTCCCACGTGTACGCAGGAAATCAGTCCCTCTCTTGTAGAAAGTAAACTTACTGAAGCGAAGACCAGCGCAGCAGAGCTTCAATCGGCATTGAAAAGAGCAGATGATGAAGCAAAAAAGATATCTGAAACGATAGACAAGTTTAACGCACAGTCTGAAGAAATCCGATCAATACAGTCTAAGATCAACGGGAATAACCAGGAGATCAATAGACTTCAAAAGACGATTAACGGTCTTAATCAAGATATCGAACGTCTTGCTGCTCGTGAAGGAGATCTAAGTTCAGCTAAATCTGAGTTAGAAGGGATGATCACCGAACGTAGTAATCTAAGAGAAGAGAGGTTTGAGCTCAATGAAAGCTATAGCTATAATTCTGTGATTGCTGAGATGCTAAAAGATACTGGCATTAAGACGAAAGTGATTAAGCAGTATCTTCCTGTTATCAATAAACTGGTGAATCAGTATCTTCAAGTCCTAGACTTCTTTGTGCATTTCAATCTCGATGAAGAGTTCAAGGAAACCATTCGTTCCAGACACCGTGATAGCTTTACGTATGATTCGTTTTCCGAAGGTGAAAAGCAAAGGATCGACCTTGCACTTCTATTCACATGGCGTATGATTGCTAAAATGAAAAATAGTATTTCGACCAATCTGTTGATCCTGGATGAAACGTTTGACTCCTCCCTTGATCATGAAGGTGTTGATAATCTTATGAAAATCTTGTACACACTGGACGATGAAACGAATACCTTTGTCATTAGTCACAAGGGAGAGATACTTGATGGCAAGTTCGCGCGTAAGATCGAGTTTGTTAAGCATAAAAATTTCTCAAAAATTGCAGCTTAAGGGTTTACACCTCGCTTTGACATTGGTATAATATGATATACATTACACGGAGTTTATAATGCAGCTAAATGATTCGACTATCCAAGTGCTCAAGAACTTTGCACAAATCAATCCAAACATCGTGATCGATAAAGGTAAAACTATTAAGACTATTGCAGAGGCAAAGAATGTGTATGCTTGTGCAACTATTTCCGATGAGTTTCAATCTCGTTTCGGCATCTATGACCTTAACGAGTTTCTTGGTGTATTGAACCTTGTGGATCAGCCAAAGTTTGTACCTGATGTTGGACATGCTATCATTAGTGATGGTAGCGGGCGTTCTAAGATCAAGTACTACTTCACCGACCCTGAAATGCTGACAACAGCTACTCGTGAACCTAAAATGCCTCCTGCAGATATTTCATTCCGTCTGGATGCAGAAACCCTTTCTCGGGTTAAATCTGCTGCTGGCGCTCTAGGTCATAATGAGATCGCTATTTCCCCGAATGATGGTGTGTTATCGATCACAGTTTTTGACAGTGAAAATTCTACATCGAACACGTTTTCGATTGACATTCCGGGTAAATACCCATCAGATGCAAACTTTAATCTGATCTATAACATTAATAACTTGAAAAAAATTATCCCTACAACTTACAATGTAGATATTTCTTCCAAGCTTATTAGTCACTTCCAATCTGAGGACGAAGGTCTTTCAGTACAATATTACATTGCCCTTGAGAAAAACAGTAAATATGGAGAATAAAATGACTGAACTCGCAAACATCTCGAACCAGGTTGCTCGTAGTACAATCGCAGTAATTGATACAATTGTTCAGCGCGGTGCATTCAAAGGTGAAGAGCTTAGCACAATTGGACGTCTACGGGATCAAGCTACCCAGCTGGTTCAATTGGCTGAACATACTATGAGTGAAGAATCTAGTGATGAAGAATAACGTCTTTTCATTGAGACGTTAAATTGGGTTAACGCCCAACATAAGATACATTATGAATAAGGTGAATATATGTCAAACGACTTCCTCTGGGTAGAAAAATATCGTCCGCAAAATATCAAGGATACTATTCTTCCACCCAGTCTAAAGAAAACCTTCGGGGAGCTGGCTGAGACTGGTCAGCTCCCTAATATGCTTTTCACTGGCACCGCTGGTCTTGGTAAGACTACAGTTGCCAAAGCACTATGTAAAGAACTAAATCTTGATTACATTTATGTAAATGGATCCGAAGAGGGTAACATTGAAACCCTTCGTGGTAAGATCCGTCAGTTTGCTTCTACCGTGTCACTCCAAGGTGGATATAAGGTTGTTATTCTAGACGAAGCTGATTACCTTAACCCGCAATCTACACAACCAGCTCTTCGCGGCTTTATCGAAGAGTTTTCTAATAACTGTAGGTTTATTCTCACTGCTAACTTTAAAAATCGCATCATTGAGCCTTTGCACTCGAGGTGCTCAGTATATGAATTCAATACCACCCGTAAGGAGATGGCAGATCTTGCTGCTGTATTCTTTGAGCGTATGAAGTTCATCTTAGAGTCTGAAAATGTTGATTATGATACGAAGGCAGTTGCCGAACTAATTATTAAGCACGCTCCTGATTGGCGTAGAGTTATTAATGAGTGTCAGCGTTATAGCATTTCAGGTAAGATCGACTCTGGTGTAGTTGATAATGTAAGTGATCATTCGTACGAATCCTTGTTTACCTACTTGAAAGAGAAAGATTTTAAAAAGATGCGTAAGTGGGTAGTAGATAATATAGATACTGACGCAGCAGCGATCTTCAGATCAATTTACGATCGAATGAATGATCGTGTCAAACCCCAATCAATTCCTGCACTTGTCCTTGTACTTGCAGATTACCAATATAAAAATGCCTTTGTAGCAGACCACGAACTGAATGTTGTTGCGTGTCTTACAGAGGTTATGTCTAACGTGGAGTTTACATAATGGCTATCATTTATGATATTGAAACCTTGAGCCAAGATCAGCACCGTGGTGTTATTGTTTCTCTTGCACTTTTAAACTTTGATATGAATCGGGTTAAATATGGTCCCGATTATTCCTGGGATGAGCTGGTAGATGAGGTTGCTTTCGTTAAGTTTGACGTCACTCAGCAGGTGAAAGAATATGGTCGTGAGATTTGTCCTGAGACCCTACAATGGTGGGAAAATCAAGGAGATAAAGCTCAGAAGCAACTTGTACCCACTCGAGATGATGTAGATATTAAAGAATTGTATAGCTGGTTTGTATCTAATGTGATTAATCCTGATGTAGCTTATACCCGCAATAATACTTTTGATCCGGTATTCATTCAGTTCCTTTGTAAGCAGTTTGAAAACCCTATGCCTCATCCTTGGTGGATTGTACGGGACACGAAAAGTACAATTGATGGTATGACATGGGGACAGGATATAAAAGATAGTTTTATTCCAGAAGGATTAGAGGGGGTTTTCGTAGCTCACGATCCGCGACATGATGTGGCTATGGATGTTATGCGCATGCAATATCTTTCCAGACTTTTAATTGATGAGATTCCGTTTTGACCCCATTCGACTATTTAAATTCAATCAACATGAGTAAAAAAGATATCATGGTAGATGATATCGCAGAAAAGCAATATGTTCCATTTGTAGTAAACCGTACACTCTCTTACTTTCCCGATACTGTTCTTTTCGCAAATGAAATGAATCAGTATGCCCACCTTCCTAATAGACTTCAATTTGATTTTTTTATAAATACTATTCGAAAGCGTAAACGGTTTTCGAAATGGGCTAAAGCCTCAAAGCAAAGTGATTTAGAAGTTGTTAAGGAATATTATGGCTACAGTGATATGAAAGCCGAGCAAGCCTTGACCCTTCTGAGCGAAGAACAAATAAATTTATTGAAGAAGAAGGTTTATAAAGGTGGAAGAAAATAATTTATATGAATGGGACCCGAGTAAGATGCTCGAGGTAACCATCGCCGAACCAGATGATTTTTTGAAAGTAAAAGAAACGCTTACACGTATGGGAGTTGCATCTCGGAAAGACCGTAAGCTTTACCAGTCTTGTCATATTCTACATAAACAAGGTCGATATTTCATCGTACATTTTAAAGAATTATTCTTACTCGACGGTAAAAAGTCTAACCTTGAAAAGAATGATGTGGCTCGTAGAAATACGATCGCGACCTTGTTGAGTGATTGGGGTCTAATAGATATCGTAGGTGGAAGCGTACAGCCTCTTGCTTCGCTTCGTCAAATTAAGATTCTGCCATTTAAAGAAAAGGATCAATGGGAACTTTGTCCAAAATATAATATTGGTAATAGTTAGTTATAGCAGGTATTCCGTATATGCGTACGTAACCTGCTATAAATATCTACGAGTGCGGATAGTCCGGCTCACAACATTCTTGCTTGTAAAAAGGAGAAAACTATGACAGGCGTAAAGACACTATTTCCACGTTCATCTTTCGTTGGATTCGATCATCTCTTTAACGAACTTGATTATGTTGCAAAACATTCTCAAGATAATTATCCCCCACACAATATTCTAAAGACTGGTGAGACCGATTATCTAATCGAGCTCGCAGTTTCGGGATTCACGAAGGATGAGCTTACTATTGAAGTAAAAGATCGTACACTTACGGTAACTGGAGAACACGTCAGTAAAGGTCGCGAGTATATTCACCGTGGTATTTCCACTAAGAAATTCAAACGCACCTTCAGGCTGTCTGAACACGTAAAAGTAAACGGAGCGGATCTAAAAGATGGAGTATTGTCAGTTGAGCTGAAATACGAGATCCCACAGGAACTGCGTCCTCGTAAAATCGAAATCGGTCATTACGAGGAATTAACAAATGACACAACACATTCTGACACTAAACAACTACTTACGGAGTCCGATTGAGGCTCTGGTAGAAGCATTCCGTTCTTATCGTAGAAGATCAGAATATAATGCACAGGTTCGTTCAACTATCAAAGAGTTGCGTAAACTATCTGATAGAGAATTGAACGACATTGGGATTTCCAGAGGCGACATTATTTCTGTTGCTTATGGTGACGAAACATTAAAGCGTGGCGATTCATGGTATAAATACCTATGAGTACTATTGCCATTAATTACGTCTTTAATCCCTTTGCTGGTTTTTTCAAGAAGCTAGTTGTAGCTTTTGAGATTATCGGCTACTCAAGAGCAGCATCTGAATTTGCACGTTTAGGCTATCACGAAGAAGCTAAAACTTGCATAATGCAGGTCGCTAAACTGAAAAGCTAATAGAAAAGTCTTAGCAGGGGGGCTGTAATGGCCCCTCAGATCCCAAAGGAAATATTAAATGAAATACTTAGTTTGGTTTACTTTATTTTTATGTACAGTCGTAGCTAGCAGCTCGAGTTTAGTATTTCCTTTGGGATCAGCAAGTGAGTGGTACGAAGGATTGAATCATCCTTGGTTCCGTCCTCCTAATTGGTTATTTGGACCTGTATGGACCACTCTCTATCTTTTGATTGCTACTTCAGCGTCTAAACTTCTTCTTACATTAAAGATAGAAGTGCACAAGTATCTTCCTCTTGCTATTGCTCTTTGGGCATTGCAAATGGTTCTAAATACTATTTGGACTCCTGTATTCTCGGGTGCAGAAAATCTAGAAGCAGCATTCTATTACATTGCTCCATTGTGGCTAACAATCATATCTTACATTGCCGTCACATGGAACATTAGTCGTTTGGCAAGTATACTGTTCGTGCCATACGCAGCTTGGGTAAGTTTTGCCTCCTTACTCAATTATACATATTGGCAACTAAACTAAACACACACAACACAAAGGAGAATGTCATGAATGATTATATGACAAACATCTGGATCGATGCGGTCCAAAACGCTAAAAAAGCCTGGGTTGATACTTGGGTAAAAGATGAAACAATGAGCAAGCCTCTATACGACTTCATCAAGGTTCAAACCGAATTCACTAAAGACGCTATGAAACACACCAATACATTTGCGAATGCAGCTGGTGAAGCAATGGCAAAGGTGATGAAATGAACAAGAATCCATTTGAAATCCGTGCCGAGATGCTAGCTCTTGCCAAATCCTATATGGACCAGCAGTATCACATGAATGTTGATTTTGCTCGTAATATGTTTGAGCAAGGTAAACTTCAGTTTGAAGAATATCAAAATGCCATGAATATGTATTCCATGGAAGATCTTATGGCAAAGGCCAGAGAGATGTATACCTTCGTTTCTCATAGAGATTAATCTTAATAAAACAAAAAAGGGGGGTTTACGAATCCCCCTTTATTTTATATAATGACTCCATCTATAGGAGGTATTGCATTTGTCATTTTATACATCAGTCGACGTTCTCGGTAATCGTGTAGTTTACCGTGGCTATACTGACAACGGCACTCCAGTGTCTCATCGTTATAAATTCGAACCCACACTTTTTCTCCCATCTAAGAATGAAACTGGCTGGCATACTCTTGAGGGTTATAACGTTGAACCTCTTATGTTCCAATCCCCGTCGGATATGCGTAACTGGATCAAAGATAAAGAAGGTCTAGACGGCTTTAAGTACTACGGCTGTGATCGTGCAGTCATGCAGTTTATCCAAGAGAAGTTTCCTAGTGAAATATCCTTTAACCAGAAACATATTAATGTGGTGAATCTTGATATTGAGGTTTACTCAGATGACGGATTCCCTCACGCAGAAGAAGCACTACACCCAATCACAGCTATCACCTGTAAGTCATCTCGTTCACAGGTGTACCACGTTTGGGGTACTAAAGAATATGACGTAAAAAAATCTCCACATAAACATTTAATCATTCAATATCATCATTGCAAGGATGAGGTAGAACTTCTTGCTAAGTTTATGACTTGGTGGCGTAAAGACTATCCCGATATTATCACTGGCTGGAACATTCGATTCTTCGATATGCCCTATATTATCAATCGTATCACCCGATTGGCTGGAGAAGAAGTATCAAGTAAGCTTTCCCCGTGGAACACAGTACGACAAAAACAGGTTCAGTTCAAGAATAAGAACATGGATTCGTTTATGATCGTTGGTGTTAACCAGATGGATTACTACGATCTATTTCAAAAGTTTGGTTACAGCTACGGGCCACAGGAATCCTATAAACTCGATCACATTTCCCATGTTGTTCTCGGTGAAAAGAAACTTTCCTATGAAGAATACGGCAGTCTTCGCAATCTTTACCTTGAAAATCACCAGCTTTATATCGACTATAACATCAAAGATGTTGAACTTGTTGAACGTATAGATGAAAAAATGGATCTTATCGGTCTTGCCTGTACCCTTGCATACAAAGCCGGTGTGAACTTCACCGATGTGTTTGGTACAACCTCTATCTGGGATTCTATTGTTTACCGAGATCTAACGGCCAAACGTATCGCGGTTCCACCCATGAAACCCCGTGATCGACTGGCGAATATGCACGTCGGCTTTGCTGGTGGATATGTGAAAGATGTAAAGCCTGATATGTACGAATGGGTAGTTAGTTTTGACCTTGCATCGCTATATCCGAATATCATTGCTCAGTGGAATATGTCCCCTGAGACCCTTATCCAGACTACTAAGGTTCCGGATAACGTTTCTCGTGCAGCTAACGAGTCTAAGTACGACAACAGCTTCGAGGGCACATTCCCTAGGATTGTTAAGGCTTACTATTCTGAACGGAAAGAAGTAAAAAAGCAAATGCTCGATGCCATGAAGCGCCAGCAATCGAGTAACAGTAAAGAGATCGAGCGTGAGATATCCACCGCTCAGAATAAGCAAATGGCGATTAAAATTCTTATGAACTCTTTGTTTGGTGCTATTGGTAACAAATGGTATCGGTACTTCGATCTTCGTGTAGCCGAAGGTATTACCCTTACCGGTCAGCACGTCATTAAATGGTGTGAAAAGGCTGTTAACGACGAGTTGAACAAACTTCTAGACACCGACGAAGACTACGTTATTGCAATCGATACAGATTCGGTCTATGTTAACTTTAAACCGTTCGTTGACAAGTTCCAGCCAGCAGATCCGGTTCAATTCCTTGATAAGGTTTGCCAGGAACACTTCGAGCCTATGTTCGAGCGTTCTATGCAGCAACTGTTTGATGATATGAACTGCTTCGAAAACCGCATGGTTATGGAGCGTGAGGTCATTGCTGACCGTGGCATATGGCAGGCAAAGAAACGTTATATCCTTAACGTGCATAACTCCGAAGGTGTTCAATACGAAAAGCCTAAGCTTAAGATCATGGGCATCGAAGCGATTAAGTCTTCCACGCCCGAGGTCGCACGCGGGTGGATGCGAGAACTGTTCCCCGTTCTTATGTCAGGTACTGAAGAAGAAACCCAAGCGTACATTCGTAAGTGTAAAGATGAGTTCCGTAAGCTCCGCCCCGACCAGGTTGCAGCACCTCGTGGGGTTACTGATATTGATAAGTGGGTAGACCGACAGAGCGTGTATAAGAGAGGCTGCCCTATTCACGTCCGTGGATCTATCCTTTATAACAACGCCTTAAAGAGCAAAGGTCTGGACAAAAGGTATGAGCTTATTCGGAACGGTAATAAGATGAAGTATACATATCTACGGCTCCCGAATCCTTTAAAGGAGAATGTCATATCTTTTATTGACTATCTCCCGCCCGAGCTTGGACTGGAAAGATATATCGACTACGATTTACAGTTCGATAAAGCATTCCTCGATCCCGTACAGTCTATACTTGATGCTATAGGATGGAAAAGTGAGCCAACCGCCACATTAGAGGATTTCTTTGTATAGAAAAGTATGGTATAATATGAATATTAACAATGGAGTATTTTATGGCTGATTGGGCTTTTGACATTCATCAGATGCATCACAAGTTTGGTGTAAAAAAATGGTTTGAAGAAAACAAACATGATAAAGAACTTATGGCGAAGTATCTACGCTTTCGCCTTAAGATGTGTATGGAAGAAATGAATGAAACGATTGACGCTGCAATCTTCGATCGTGATCCTGAAGAAGTTGTCGACGGTCTTATCGATCTATGTGTATTCTCAATCGGTACACTTGACGTATTTGGCGTTGATGCGAATGAAGCGTGGAATCGGGTTTATCAGGCGAATATGTCGAAAGAATCTGGTGTTAAACCTGGTCGACCGAATCCCTTCGGTCTACCTGATCTTGTAAAACCGAGTGGGTGGCTCGCTCCTAATCACGAGGGTAACCATGGCGATCTTCCTGACGTCGTTTAAAAGTCAATATGATAATAAGCCTAAGGAGATCCAATTAAAGGATTGGGATTCCTTTGTAGATTTCCTTAGGCTTTTAAGTCAACGTAAGCTGAAAGGTAAGAAAGATGCAGAACTTATTTCTCCGGCTGTATACAAACCTGGGACTACTAGACGAAACGCAAATGTATTGGGTTGGGCAGGTTGGGCAGCTCTCGACATTGATGATCATGAATTTACCGGAAATGTAAAAGATGCTATACTCGATAGCTATGGGCACTGGTCTTTTGTTTGTTATAGTACTGCTAGCAGTAGCCGCGATCATCCAAAGTTCAGACTCGTATTCCCGCTTACAAATTTCGTACCGCAAGAAAGCATTAGACATTTCTGGTTTGCACTGAATTCCGAGTTCGGATCATTGGGAGATAAACAGGTTAAGGATTTCAGTAGAATGTATTACATCCCTGCTAGTTATGCTAATGCTTACAACTTTTTCTTTGTTAATAGTGGTAATCCTATCGATGTGGATGCTCTTCAGAGAAAGTGGCCGTACGATGATAGAAAACATGCAAAGTCATTCCTTGACCGACTTGACCCAAAAGTAGCAGAGCAGGTATTACAGTACCGCAAAGATAAGTTGCAGAATACTTCTATAGTATGGAATAGTTATCATGACTGCCCATTCTGGCCAAAGAAACTTGCAGCTGAATACATTTCAATTACCAGTACCGGTTGGTACAGACAGATGTATCTTATCATGGTAGCTGTAGCTGCCCGAGCGCTTGAAAAGGAATACCCGATCACTGCAAGTCAAATTGCAGAGCTATGCAAACAGTTTGATATTGAAAATGGTAATTGGTATGAGAATCGTCCGCTGGAAGTTGAAGCGGATCGCGCACTTGAATATGCTTATAGGAATGTATAATGTATGATTTCCATATGAAAGATCTGGATATAGCAAGGGTTCACGCCCGCGCGCTCGAAGAAGCTAAAAAGATCTATGCTAAGGAAACTACCCGAAGAAACCGTTCGATGGATGAAGTCCTTAGGACTACTATGTTAGGCCATTTTGCAGAATGTCATTTGATCGACAACTGTGGATGGCACGATGATTCTAGACCTTTTCGTGATGTAATATCACCTCGTGGCGAACCGGTAGACTGTAAAGTTGCTACTAAGGAAAGCAACGTATGGCATCTATTAAACCGCTTAGCCATGGAGAATGGTTGGAAAAAAGTCCAATACGTTGCTATGTGGGTCAATGATGGACCAAAATACAAATTTTACGGATTTTACTCTTGGAATGGTATGGAGTTTATTCCCTTTGAATGGGATACCCAAGCAGACCAAGACCGTATTAAAGAACTAAAAGATGAACAAGAATATTTGGAGAATAACTCAAAAACCTTTTGACTATAGAGTGGTAAAAATTACTAATGAGAATTATTGCAGGACCGTGTCAACACGAATCGTTAGAACAATCGCTACACATTGCAAAGAAATGCAAATGGGTATGTGATCAGTATGGCTTTGAATACATCTTCAAGGCTAGCTATGATAAAGCTAATCGCACTCATATTGATGGCGAACGAGGTTTAGGCCTCTATCAAACTCTATACGACTTTAAAGAAATGAAAGAGGAAATTCCTGACCTAAAGATTCTTACAGATGTTCATAGTTGTGATGAAGTATATACTATTGCGGATCACTGGGAGTTTGAAGACGTAGTGGACGTTGCTCAAATTCCAGCTTTCTTGTGTCGTCAGACTGATCTTATTCAAGCTGCTGCGAGTCGTTTTAAAATTGTTAATATCAAGAAAGGTCAGTTCCTTGCACCGTGGGATGTGGAAGGCATTTTAAGTAAGACTAAGGAATTCCGGATTGAGACTTGGATTACAGAGAGAGGTACTAGTTTTGGATATAACAGACTTGTTAATGACTTTGTGGGGATGGCAGGTCTGCTTGATTCCCTTGGGTCTAATTTTGTTTATGACGTTACCCACTCAGTACAGGAACCTGGGGCCAATGGTAACAGTAGTGGGGGTAATAGGGACGTGGTGCCTGCCCTATCTCGTGCAGGTGCCGCTCTCGGGGTAAGCAGTTTCTTCCTAGAAGTACATCCAGATCCAGACAACGCACCGTCTGATGGGCCAAACATGGTTTATCTTAACAAATTTCAAGAGGTAATTGATGACATCGACCGCTATTCTTATCCCCGCTAGATACGGGTCAACTCGCTTCCATGGTAAACCACTTACTATGCTAGGTGGCAAGACTATGATTCAACGAGTAACAGAAACTTGTGTAAGCACTGGTATTGATACCTTTGTATTGACTGATAATAAAACAATTGCTCAAGCAGCAAAAGCTGCAGGTGCAAAATCTTTTATTGAATCTGTTAGTTACCGAAATGGAACTGAACGTTGTAATGGCGCATTAAAAAGTGAAATGTTTGATGAATATACACATTTTATTAATGTACAAGGTGATATGCCTGATGTAACTCCAGAAATGATTCATCACATCCGTGGACTATTACATGTTTCCTCTGTTTGTACACTATATACTAAAATGGATCCAGAATTAAAACTAGATCCGAATACTGTTAAAATGATTCATAATGGAAACAAAGCTCACTGGTTCGGCCGCGGGTTTACTTATGGTGATCATCATCTTGGAATCTATGGGTATACCCGTCAGGCTCTACTTGGATATATGAGAACTGAACCTGATGAATATGAACAAATCGAGCAATTAGAACAACTTCGATGGTATAAAGGGGGTTTACATATCAGCATACATGGTGTAGAATGGAACGGTATCGAAATTAACACACCAGAAGACGTGGAGAAGTGGAATGAAGCACACTTATAATGTTGAATCGTTGTCCACTATACAAGTTGTAGAAGCA